CCTTTACGAGAAAACCTTTATTGTGTATTGTTAAATTTATACTATACATATTTTTTGCTTATGGAGTGTTTATATTACATTGTACAAAGGACCTTAGTTCAGAGTTCATATTTAAACCATATTTTATCGCTAAATTAGAAATAATGCTCTGGTCCCACCTATGTTCTATAAAACCAGGATAGTTTTCTCCATACTCATTAGGTAAATCAGTCATAACTTTCTCATTTTTTCCGTAACGTATCCACTCGTCTAATACTCCCATGATCCTATCAGTTTTTTTAAAGCATAATATTCCCGCTTCTAACTGTGTATGATGGTGATAGTGTGGATAGTCGCAATCCATTACTACGAAACAATCTCTCTTTGTATATAGCTTTTGAGCATGCGCTCCTAAAGTTAATAAACAATCTACGTTTTGATGTTGGGAAAAGTAGTATCGTAGAAAGTAGGCCAGATCTTTGCTAAAAATGTCTCCTGCGTCTAGGTAGAAAACTACATCTCCATAATCTAAATTCATAAGACATTCTTTTATGATATAAGGTTTCCATAGCCAAAAACCCGCTCCTCTCTTTTGATCTAGTATATTTTTATTTTCTAAATAAAATTCTGTATTTAGTAACCAATCTTCTGTGTATTCAAATACCTTATCAAAATTTGATGTACGCGCTTGATTGCATAGATTGCGTCTTAGATTTTGGAAATTTTTTGTAGAGTATGTGGTGAAAGCTGTATTCATATTATGTATTTTTTTAAAGCTAATTCTGTATAATCTATCCTGTCTATACTCAGATCTTGTATAATTTTATCTACTATTTCGCTGTTACTTACCAGAATCTCTATTTGATTATTTTTTACAACTGTGAAATTTTCCGGTTTACTAAGTATTCTACACATTTTTTTATACAGATCTATGGCAGATATCTCTTGTATTTTTGATAGTTTTATAATAGAGTTTTTTTCTATACCAATTAGTATTTTTGTGATTTTTACCAAATCGTCTAGATCTATAATAGATCTAATAGCGTCTGCGTATATGTTAACTTCGTTGCCTTCTAATATGTCTTTTTTAAATCTATTGACCAAGTTATTAGTATTTCCAGAATTACTGATTACTTGGGATAGTCTTATCATTACATAACTTTGGCTTTCTTTTTGTATAATGCTTTCTATGTTTCTTTTGTGACGGTAGTAAAAAGTGTCTGAGCTTTCACAGAATATGGAGCTAAAGTAAATTATTTTTTTATCGTAATTTTCTCTTATTGTTTTTTTTACTAACTCTACTTCTCTATTAAACTCAAGTGGGTTTTTTTCTTGTGAATTTGAAACTCCGCTTGCAAAAATCAAAACATGTTTGTCTTCTTTAAAAGAATCGATAAAAGAACTAGCGATACGTCCTCTTCCTACTACCATTTTTTTTATTTTATAATATTATCCAAGTTTTGCAATAGAGATCTTCTGTGCTTTGGTAGCTGTAAGCAAGGCCAAACCATTTTTTGGGAGCTATAACTTTCTTATTTGGGTTTTTATTTAACCAAGCTCCCCACCAACTAAAGCTGCTATTTGCTATTATATTATGATCACACATGCTCATTAAACATAAATCAATATATGGATCTTTATTATCAATATACAATAAATTTTCCGATTCTCCAAACATCTCTTTACAATATTCTATATCGTCAGAGAAAACTATAAAGTTGTAGTTCTTATCGGTGAACTGACTCAGAGCTTCTGTATAGTACTCAGGGCTGCATACTGGGTGGTATTGCTCTTGGTTCACGTAGTCACCTCTACGTACGTGGATAGAAACTGTTTGGTATTGTGACTTTGGGAACAGAGTATTGGCTGCTAACTGTACCGTATTGTTGAACGTTAGTAGAGATCTTAACTCTTCTTCTATATGTGTAAAGTATTTATCTGATTGAAAGTATCCTGATAGGTCTATGTTATCTGGACAGTTGTGTAGTAATTTTTCATCAAAATGGAAGAATCTTTCTCTACAAACACCATTAGTACTTATCTGTGCTTTTGGCAGTAGTACGTCTGCACTTAGTTTAAATGCTTTAGGAACGTCAAATACAATATCTAATACCTTTCCATCACCAAAGTGTTCTGTTACTGGGGTTGTTATATTTTCGGTAGGAAAGGCAACGTCATATTCTAATTTCCTAGCAATTCCTATAGTACCAGCAAATTGAAATAGCTGGTTACCTAATCTGCCAAAATGCCCTATCTTAGTATATGTTATCATAGTATTTATTTTATTTATTTAATATAGTAAATATTATAGTATCCTGCAACTACTTCTGGTAATGTTGTAACCAGTATTCGACCATCTCATCCAACATACTTTCAAAAGTATATTCGTGCTTCCAACCTGTTGCTTTCACTAACTTAGAGCTATCTCCTTTTAGGTCATGAAGCTCTTCTGGACGTAGAAACTTTTCATCTTGCTTAACGTACTGCTTCCAATCAAGATTTAATTTACCAAATACATATTCGCATAGGTCTTGAACTGAGTGTGATATTCCTGTTGAGCATACGAAGTCGTCTGGCTGATTTTGTTGAAGTATTAGCCACATTGCATACACATAGTCCTTAGCATGCCCCCAGTCCCTCGTAGCTTCTAGGTTTCCTAATTTGAGTTCATTGGATAGTCCTAACTTAATCTTAACTGCTTCCTTACATACTTTGTTGGTTACAAAGTTTGTACCTCTACGAGGTGATTCATGATTAAATAGAATACCATTTGATACAAACATCTTATAAGAGTTACGATAGTTCCTGCTAATGTTGTATGCAAATACCTTAGCACATCCGTAAGGTGATACTGGGTTGAGTGGTGTAGTTTCTCTTTGAAATCTATCGTCATCAATACTGTTTCCAAACATTTCTGAGGAGGATGCTTGGTATATTTTTGTTTGAGGTGATACGAGTCTTACTGCTTCAAGCACATTCAAAGTACCTATTCCTGTTGCATTGGCTGTGTATAGTGGTTGATCAAAGGATATCCTAACATGTGATTGTGCTGCTAGGTTATATAATTCATCTGGTTGTACCTTTGAAATAACTCTTATTAGAGAAGCTAGATCTGTAAGATCGGCATACTCTAGATTAATTCTATTATAAACACTATCCAACCTTGCTGTTTGATTCTCAGCTACTGAGTTTCTTTTTACTGTTCCCCAAACCTCATAGCCTTTTTCTAATAGAAGTTCAGCTAGATACGAACCATCTTGTCCGTTTATTCCTGTTATAAGTGCTACTTTATTTTCTCGCTTTATCATAATTTTCTATAAACCATTTAACTGTTTCTCTTATTCCTTGTTCGATAGGGGTGAATTTAAAGTCCGGAAGATAGCTCATGAGCTTAGTATTTGAAGATGGCTTTCTAAACTGACCGTCTGGTTTATGTTTTTCAAATACTATATTTCCTTTGTAGTTAAATTCCTCAGCTATAATTCCTACTAGGTCCTTTATGCTTATTTCCTCTGAGGTTGTAAAGATAATCGGCTCTTCTTCATCGTAATTTTCAACAGCCCACTTAGCTAACTCTGCTACATCTTTTGAGTATATAAATTCTCGTAAGGGCTTTCCTGTTCCCCATACCTTGAAGTCCTCTCCAGTCTGCATTGCTAAGTACATTTTATGTAATAGCATTGGTACAACGTGTCCGTGTTCTAAAGAAAAGTTATCGTTTGGTCCATATATGTTAGTTGGAATTACAGAAGTGTACTTTAATCCATACTGCTCTCTATAAGCTCTAATCTGAATGTCCGCTAATCTTTTAGCATAAGCGTAGGGATAGTTTGAGCTATGAGGAAAGCCATTATGAATTTGATCCTCTGTTAGTGGGTAGTCTACTTTATCAGGAAATACACAAGTAGATAGAAATGCTACCAGCTTTGAAACTCCAGCTACTCTAGCAGCTTCAATTACATTTGTATTAATCATAACATTGTCGTACAGATACTCTCCTTTGTATTTCATGTTACCTCCAAGACCTCCTACTTTCCCTGCACAGTGTATAATCTTATCGACAGCATATTCACCCATTCTCTCCTTATCAGCATAGAAATTAATGATATCCTCAGTTATCTTTTTATTTCTAAGATCACCAGTAGGGGAGGTTATGTGTACTACGTTTCCTGTTATTTGTGAACCAACTAATCCACCCGCACCTGTTACTAGTATTCTAGAGTGTGTCATAGTAGTTGTTTTGTTTTTCTTGTCTGTCAATTGTCTTTGGATGATATAGTGCAAACTCTTCTTCTCTAGGAAGTAAGGACATTGTTTTGTATCCATCAAGTACTTCGTGTACTTTATTCTTCCAGGTTATCTCAGGAATGTTTTTATAGATTCTCCATTGATAGTCTGGCCAGTTAACCCATTGCTTGTCGTTTACATTCCATCCCCATTTATTAATATGGTCTTGTGTTAGTCCTTCTACGGTGTTGACTCTTGGTACAAGAAATACATCTACCTCTTGATTAACTTCTAAGATATAGGGAAGTCCGTTAATAAGTTCTTCGTTTGGAAGTTCATCAGCATCTATCTGGAAGATGTAGTCTCCTGAACATACTTTTGTTAGTTTGTTCTTCCAATCAGCAAAGTGTCCTTCAAATTCAGATTCAATTAATCGTATTTGATTTATTGAAGCACATGCTCTTAAAAGTTCTTGTAAAGTCTGAGACGTTTTAGGACTATCTGCTAGTACTACTATCTCGTCTTGTTCTCGTTTGTGAATGAGAAGGAAGTTAATTAACATTGCTACCTCCTTCTCTTCATTACAAACTGTTATTGCATAACTAATTTTCATACTATTAATATAGGAAATTTATTTGAATTTTACAACTATGATAAAGTAATTTTATTAGGATTTTTTTTAATAAAACCTACTTGATATCCTTGAAATAATACGTCATACTCGGATTGATAGAGTTCCCAAAACATTTTTATTCCTAGCTCGGGAGAACTTATAGGAGACATATCTTTTGGATCTTTCCAGCCAAAGTCGTCAAATATAAGAATACCTCCTGGCTTAAGTACTTTATGTGCGAAGTATGCATCTACTAAAGTGTCATCTGCTCTATGTGAAGCATCTATATAGATAAAGTCGTATTTTTTTTCTTTACTAAATTGTGAAAGAATCTTCTGGGAGTATCCTTTGTGGATTGTAAAAGAAACGTCTGGAAAGAATGATATATTATGTCTGAAGTTCTCTTCTGTTTTAGAGTATATATGTTCCACTTGGTCCTTCTCCTCTCCAGTTGCAATACTTTCTAAAAAAGTTCCTGCAAAGGTGTCAACCACATCATAGGTACTCCCTTGTTCAGTAATTGCATTTTCACATAGCCAAACCGTAGCCCTTCCTTCATAACAACCTACTTCAAGTACGTGCTTTATTTTGCGATTAGTATTTTTAAATACCTCAGTCCAAGTTGGAATTGCTACATCAAACCACTGTTGTGTAAACTTATACCTTTCATTAAACATCAGTACCTCCCTCTTGTTGTGCAACCTCTACATCGAAGAATTTAATTGCATCTAATGCTTCCATGAAGTCTTCTTTGTTGAAGTGTTGAATATTTTTCATATCCATTTTAGTTGTCTGACCTTTTGGGAACTTGGCTTTCTCTTCTTCTAGTATCTCAATTGAATTAACTGCAGCCCATCTCCAACTTTCTTTTGCTGTTCCGTCTAGGAATACCATTCCTTTATTAGGAAGAGTAACTGTTGATGGGAACCAAACTTTCTTATCCTCATCTATAAACATAAGATCTTTGTAAAGTTCTGGTGATGCTTCTAGTGTTTTGTTTACTAATTCTCCTCCCTCAACCATTAGAGTTGAAGTTGAGTAACCACATCCGAAACAAAAGCTCGTTGTTACTTCTTCACTCACTTGCTGTTCGTAACAAGCATTTCCTCCACAGTGTGGACAGATTGACATTTTTTCTTCCATTATTCTACTTTTTTTAATTTTGGTAGTTCTATTTTCTTAAGCTGTGGTAGCTTTAACTGCACTTGCTTAGGAAACTCAGGGATATACTGTGTTAGAAGGTTATCTAGCGTTTCTCTCATCTTTTCATAGGTGAAGTTGGTCCTAGACTTGAAACCTTGTCTCTTAGCTAATTCCTTATATTTTTTATAGTCTTCGTATACATCTTTGTAAGCTGCTCCTACTTCTGCATCACTAGGAGTAAACCACTGACTCTCTTGAAGAATCATTTTATCAACAGCTGCTGATGGATGTACGTTTGTAAGATTTCCTCCTACGTACTTTACAAACTCTGCATTTAAAAAGTCGATGTGTCCTGACCAGTAAGATGCTATGATTGGCTTGTTTACTAAACTAAATTCTAGTAAAGGTCTTCCAAATCCTTCTCCTTTTGTTAGAGATACCATTGCTTTTACTTTAGTATGATTGTATAGTTCGTTTACTTCTGCATCAGTCATATCTCCATGAAGAAGGTATATGTTAGGTAAAGTACCCTTAACTGTCTTTCTAATTGCATCAATCTTATCCAGTACAACTTCTCTATCCATAATGGAAGTTCCTGCGCCTGCTTGTACTTTTAGTATAAGTGCTGGTCGTTTGTCTTTAGGTTTATTTTTAAACGTCTCTAAGAAAGTTTTAATAGTGTAACCTATATTCTTTCTATCTTGTCCTAACTCTCCTTGTAACCAGTGTCCTAGTACTAAGTAACAGAATGATTCATCTATGTCTGAGAGATCTAACTTAACTGGAAATGCTAGTGGAGTGTACTTCTCTATATCTGCTCCTTCAAATAGGACTTCTACTTTTGTAGTTAGAGACAGAGTTCCCGTCACTTGTTTTGTATTTGGATCTTGCATATTAAAAGTACTCTCTTCAAATACTTTCTTAGCATGTTGTGCTGATACGAGAATTAAGTCCATTCTATTACATCCTTCAATCCAAGTAGGATCACAGATTGTGGTTTCGATACCAGCTGTTACTCCGATATTATACTTTCCTACTTTTTGAAATTCATTTGGAACCGTAATCTGCATCCAGATATCTGGCTGCTGTGTTAGTTGAGGTATAATTCTAGAAGCTAAGGAAGTGTTTCCATGGTCCTTTAGGTATCCAAATCTAGTTCCTCCCCATCTTTGTGATAGGATTTTTACATCGTACTTGTCTGTATCGATGATTGATTGTACGAAGTCTCTTGATCTTGCTCCGTATCCTGAGTAAGTATCTACGGGACAGCTTACTACTAATGTTGGTTTACTCATAACTAGTATAATAATTTATGTGTGACATACTTTTTTGGTCTCTCTTCTATTTTATGTAGATCAAATCTAGATCTTGGTACAAACTTATCAAATGTTTCATCCATTGCTTCAATTACGTTTGTACACATTTGACGTGCTGACATTCCTGATTCGTCTGATGTTACCCATTCTCTAGCTAACAATCCTCTTCTAGTTCTTTCTTCTTTTCCTAAATCATAAACTGTACAAAGAGCTTTTGCTACATCTTCTGGTGCACATCTGTCATCATATATGTAAGGAGTTGGAACTGAACCTACCATTGAGATGTTTGAAGGATAAACAGGCACTGCCCATATTCCATGATCTTTATAAGTACCTCTATGGTTAGATGGGAAGTCTGAGCTGAAGTCAATCCATTCACCATTGTCATCTGTAAATCTCATTTGATCTTGCATACCACCTGTGGTGTTGGCTATGATCATCTTACCTGCCATCATAGTTTCAGTTAAAGATAATCCCCATCCTTCGTTTGAAGTAATAAGCATTCCTACATCAGCTATATTGTATAGTAAGTTTATTTGTGGAGTATCTAATCTCTCTTGTGAGAAAAATACATTTACATAACTATCATCACATACTGCTTCTCTTACTGCATAAAGATCTGTACCATTTTCATCTACAGCTTGTGTATGCATTACTAAAGCACATTTCTTAGCTTTTTCTTCTCCGATCATATCACAAAACATTCTGTAAGAAAGAATTACATCTCCTGGAGATTTTCTTCTAATGTTTCTAGAATTAAAGAATGCTACGAATTCAATATCTTTTCCTTGGAATAAGTTCTTTTTAAACTCATCTAAGTTTTTAATATCCTCTACTGAAGTCATTGGAAAGAAGTGCTCTTCGTTTATTCCATGAGGAACATACTTTAAGACCTTATCCTTAACAGCTTCTCCTAATACAAGCTCATTAATATTTTTAGTTTGTTTTGAGATTGCCATTAATAAATCACATGACTCATAGAAAGGCTTATTGTAAAGAGGTGCTGGATAATCATCCCAGATGTTTAAGTACATCAATGGAATTTCATTTCTAATCTCTCTTTCTATTTCAAATAACCAAGTCCAGTATCTTGGATCTGTAAAGATAAAAATAGCATCTGGCTTCTCCTGAGCTATTAATCCTCTAATTTGCATTGCTTCTCCATACCCATTGTTAGGAAGAACCTTTACATCTGAATCTTCTAGTCCAGTTAATCTATTTATCTCTTGTGAGATATCGAATCCCTGTCCTGCTTCAGGATGGTTGATAGCTGCTGCTAAGTTTACCCAATTGAAGTGATGGGAAGTTCCTACGACAATTTCTCTTGCCATAGTTGCGATTCCGGAATGCATCCTGATATCATCGCATAACAGAAGAATCTTTTTGCGTTCTTCTTTTTTTACGTAACGAAACTTTTCTTTCATGTAACTACTTTAATTTAATATTTGTTTGATTGTGAAGTTTTTGTTTAATGTCCTCTTCTGTAAGATACAAAAAGATTGCTCTATCTACAAGCTTTTGTAAGGAAAATTTATACCTTATACACTCTTCTTTAAATTCTTGGAATAATTCCTCTTCCACTTTTACGCTGGTTAGCTTTTTCATAATAGTATTTATTTGTTTATATATAAATATATACTATCCAAGAAAACCTACCTCACAGTGCTCAGTTGCTTTAAACTCACAGAACATACAGTTTGATTTGCTTGGTCTGTGTTCGTACTGCTTATCAATATACTTGCCTTCACTATTGAAAGCATCCTGTATAAATGTAGAAAGTGCTGTGGTTGCTTGTCCCCTTTTCATCTTTCCTGAAGGTGGAACAAACTCTTGAACCCTTCTCGCCATTGCTGGGTACTCTGGATCGGCTGGTACTTTTCTTTTTACAATAAAATACTTTACATCTACTTTATCTACGTCAATGCTGAATTGCTTGGCTAAAAATTCTTTGTAAAGAAGTAGCTGTGCTAATTTTTTATCATCCTTCTTTGCCCAATCATTCCATCCTGAGGTGGATGTTTTGATGTCTAGGATGATGTATCTGTCTTCTTGTTGATCGTATAGTACGATGTCGATGAACCCTTTAAAGAAAACATTCTCACCTATACTGTGTAGTAGAGGAATTTCTACTCCCACTAGCTTTGTATACTTGTTACTAAACCAACTAGCACGTTTCTGCTTAACATACTTGAGAATCTCGATACCATCTTGCAAAAACTCAGATAACTGCTCAGAGGTGGAAAAATGTTCCCCATACTTTTCCTTCTCAGAAGCATAGATTGTTTGCATCTTAGATAGTAGATTGGCTTCAAGATCCATCTCCATAGCCTTCTTTATTGTCTCCTCATATAGAACTGTAAGCCATTCCTGTAGTACTTCATGGAATGCTGTACCAAATACTGTATGAATAGAAGGCTTGTACTGCTGCAATCCTTTTACGTATTTGAGTGCCCATTGATGTGGACAGGTGTTGTAGGCTAGAGTCTGACTATACGATATAGATTTTTGTGTTGTATAATCTATAACTGGGTTAGTAAAGTCTCTGATGATACTAACCTCTTTTAGGGTTTTATTTTTCATTTACCCTTTAATGTTTTGATCTCTCTCTTTAAGTACCAAAGAGCTTTTTCTAATTCTTGAACTGTATCATCTTTCTTTCCTGCTCTAGAAATATACTTAATAGTATTTCCTAAACAGAAACCTAGGTTCCAATTCTCTATTACTTTAATAGCTTCGTAGGGATTGTCTCTTCCTCCATAGTGTTGAGGATGGTTGACTAGTTCTTTCTTTGGATTGTGTCCATCGATAGTCACTGTAACTTCTCTTTGATTCATAACTTTTACATTTTCGTATAACTATAATATAAGAAAAAAGGCCTGCGAAAGCAAGCCTGTAGTTCTATTTTATGAAAAGATATCCCGAGGTGATCGTCCCGAGAAACGTTCCTGCCTTCCATAGGAAAGATTTGAACCTTTGTCTCTTTATTTCTTTGGTTAGATCATCAGTCATGTGTTCGTACTGACCGATTTGTAGATCTTTTTGACTAATGATGTACTGATTGTTTTTGTCTTTCTCTGTTAGTAGTCCAATGATAGTATCCTTTTGTACATCTCTTTCTTCTAGTTTAGATAATTTTTGTTGAGTTAGAGTAAGCTCTTGTGTACAACCATCATAGCTAATTAGATCCTTGATTACTAATCTAGCAGTATTACTTGGTAAGGGGATTCTGGTTGTATCTGTTTGAGAAAAACTGCTCAAGCTCAACATTAGAAAACTTATCAACAGTATTGATTTTGTCATTTGTTTGATTTTTTACGATTGTTATTGTGTTGTCTATGTGATGAATTTCTTTTGTAATAGAAATTACATTCTCTTTTACTGAATCGATCTTAGTATCGATTTGTTTGTTAACTACTTGTGCTGAGTCTACTTTAGTTTGTATGGATTCAATTTTATCTTGGTATCCTTTTACATCTGTTCTAACACTATTGGTAGTAATTATATTGTAGCCTACTAGTATAAGTACTACAATTAGTAATATGTTTTGTTTATTCTGTAACATCTCTTTGTCCTTTATGATTATCTAGTTTATCTAGAATTTGTGTAGCTAATTCATTTTGTATTATACCTACCATTGAAGCATTTTTTAGAATTGAAATTAACTGGAACACTAAGAAGGGAGCCATGATTGTCTCACTTAACCAAGATGTTCCAGTAAATCCTTTTTCTATTGATAAGATGGCTGCTAACATTACTGTCCAGAAACCAAATGTTTTTAGTACGCTAAGTGCCTTACAAGTTTGAAATCCCTCTCTCTTAACTCCTGCCCAGATACCAAAGAAGCCATCTGCGAAGACTACAAGCCCCACTGATAGAAATTGTTCGATGTTATCTGCTGTTAGGTGCATAAAATATGTACCTATAAACGCTAAAGCTGTTGTCAATGATAATGTAATTAGTAATGGGATTTTCATCTTATATAGACTATTTAACGTATTCGTAGTACTTTTTAGTTTTCTCTGAACGATCTGCTAACCCATGAGTACCTCCGTTAATCTTTTTTGTAAGAGATAATATAGCTGCATCATTAACTCCTTGGTCACATATGGACCACAATCTATTCTTATCAAAGAAAAACATTGCTGATTCAAAAGAGTACGTAGTTGCTACTAGGTCTGGATTGGTCATGATCTCTGGCTTTTTCAAATAGTCTGAAAATGCTTTGTAGTTTTCTTTTCCAGTTAATTGAAGAGCTCCTCTTCCACGGAATTTATATCCGTCTCCTGAAGCTTCTGCTCCATTACCCATTCTTCCTGCATATACTCTATTGGCAATCTTTTCTGGATTTCTAGCGTAAGATTCTTCTAATGTACCAGGAAAGTATTTTCCGAATATACCTTGAAGACCTTCTGCTGAGTAGTTAAGATTTTCTGAGAATGCTTTGAATCCTCCTGACTCGTGTGCTGTTTGAGCAAAAAAATGTGCTGCTCTTACTGGAGTTAGTTTGTAAAACTCCATTGCTTTTTTCATTGTTCCTGGACCAAAAGCACCATCTGCTGTTACTCCAATTTTTTCTTGTAATACCTTTAAGCTCATAATCTAATTTTTATTCTTGTGTTACTTCTTCTTTTTTAGCTCCTGGTGCAAAGTTCTCCAATCCTGCAATACCAAATGATCCTAATGTAATGTACATGAATGCATTGAATACGTACTCGTTAAGTGGAAGTTCTTGTCCAAGATAACCTGTTACTAAATCTGTAATCATTACTACTGTCATTACTGCAAAGGATAAGAATCCTACTACTGTCTTCTCATTGTAAGGACTTGTTTTTTTAAAAATTTCTTTGAATGCCATAATATTTTTTATAAGGTTGTTTAGCTTATAACCAATTACGGATAACGGATTTTTCATAATAACTATTTTACTTTTTAATAAATAGGCATAAAAAAAAGAGACACGAGGTCTCTTTGATATTTGATTAAAGTCTGTGCTATTCCTCAGAGTTCAACGATTTTAATTCCTTTGGAAGGAACTCTGTGTTGACATGACCGCATGCCTTACAAGCGAATACTGGTATGGGCATGTAGGTTGTCTGACCTGTTCCTGTAAGGATGCCGCTGGCTTTTCTGATGTGTAGGGCCTCTTCAAAGAAGGTCTTTCCACATTTTTCACATTCTACCGGTAGAGTTTGATCGATCGATAGATTCATTCTTGGTTGTTCCATTGTTTTGTTTTTACATGTTGCATAATTCATCTACCTTTACTGCTTCGGCTGCTACTTGGAACACCGTTGTTGGAGATAGATTAGGAGCGTTTTGTGAAATATTAAGTAACTTTACAATTAGGTAGTCCGTCATGTTAGTGTTTTGACTTGCTTGTAGAATTTCTATAATGGTGGCCATACTCCTTTGTTGGGGAGTTTGTTCCCTAAAGTCTGGTCTCTCTCTTAATTCCTCGTACTTGGCTCTCGAGTTCATCTTACAACTGTGTTTTAGGTTTCTTAGGGTAGTACTTTCTTTTTTTCTTAGGTTTAGTTGAATTCTCTATTGGAACATAAAATTCATCTGTTCCTGTAGCTTTAATCACTAACTCCTCATCTATAGGTTTAGATGCACTGTAAGGGAGTTGTCCTAGGTCAATTGTTACATCCTCGGGAAGTATCTTGGCTTTCTTAACTATTTGGTCCAATACATCCTTAGTGATTGCTGCACTATTAGGAAGTTGTGTTAAGGTATCAATCTTTTTTTTGTTAAGTAGATAGGTTGCTATTGCTGCTGCTACTACAAAGGCTATACCTGAAATGATAATAATTTGTGTTAAATCCATTGTTTTTATTTTTTAATTTGTTAAAAATCCGCGTGACACCTTCGGTGAGGAGACTTGCGCCACCTCACCTCTCGGTCACTGCTTTTTATTTGCTCTCTGCTGTTGATGCTTTTCTGTAGTCTGTGATTAATTTCTTAACCTCTCCAATAGATTTTCTTGCTCCTGCTTGAGATTTCTTTGTAGTACCGTTGTGCTCTTTTACAAAACTTTGATACAATTCATCGATCTGCTCGAATAATTCTTGCTTGTTCATTTTTATTTGTTTTTAATTAATATTACATAAACTGCGAAGGATCTATCTCCGCCTGTTTATCTTTTTCTTTTATAGTTGTGATTACACATTCTGTGATTAACATTGTTCCTGCAACTGAAGCTGCATTCTCCAATGCTAGTCTGGTTACTTTAGTTGGATCAATGATACCCTCTGCAAGCATGTCAACGTATTGTCCTATTCTTGGATTGAATCCCTGCCACTCATCTCCTTGTGATAAGTCAACCATTCTCTCTTGAATTGTTTCTAAAGTTTCTCCTGCATTTAAAAGGATCTGTTCAAAGGGCTTTCTGATTGCTCTCATAACAATATTGATACCTTTCTCTTGATCTGGATGAGTAGTGATGTTTCCTTCTAGTACACTTGCTAAGTGTGCTGCTGCATTTAGTAAAGCAATTCCTCCGCCTGGAAGTATTCCTTCTTGAAGTGCTGCTTTTGTTGCATGAAGAGCATCGTCAACTCTGTCTTTTTTCTCTTTCATTTCTACTTCCGTATGACCTCCAACATGAATCATAGCTACTCCTCCAATAAGTTTTGCTAATCTGTCTTGTAGGATTTCAATCTCGTAAGGTGAAACTGTATTCTCAACTTGCTCTTTAAGCTCTTCAATTCTTTTTGTAATAGCTTCTTCAGATCCTTTACCATCTACAATGGTAGTGTCATCTTTTCCTACTGTTACTTTTCTTGAATTACCAAACCATTCTAAGTTAAATTTATCTAGTTTCATTCCTTTCTCCTCAGATACAACCGTACCTCCAGTAAGAGCTGCAATGTCCTCAAGCATGGCTTTCTTCTTGTCTCCAAATTCAGGAGCCTTAACTGCTACTACTCTAAGAATTCCTCTCATTTTATTTACAACTAATGTTGATAGAGCCTCTCCATCAATATCATCTGCAATGATAAGTAAGTCTTTGTTTTGTTGAGATACTGATTCCAATAAAGGAAGCATCTCTTTTACGTGTTGGATTCTTTTATCTGTAATAAGGATTAGAGGATTGTTCAATACTGAAGTCATAGTATTGTTATCTGTAACAAAGTATGGAGATTTATATCCTCTGTTGAATTGCATTCCCTCTACAGTCTCAAGATAAGTCTCTCCTGTCTTAGATTCTTCAATAGTTACCAATCCATCTCTACCAACTTTATCCATTGCTGTTGCAATAAGATTTCCTACTTCTGGATCGTTGTTACCTGAGATTGTTGCTACTTGTTTGATTTGTTCTTCGTCAGTTACTTCCTTAGAGTATTGCTCTCTCAAGTATTTAACTACTTCTTTTGTAGCAATATCAATTCCTCTTTTAATTTCTACTGCATTTGAATTTTCTAGTTCAGATAATCCTTGACTATAAATTTCTCTTGCAAGCAATGTTGCTGTAGTAGTTCCATCTCCAGCCAATCTAGCTGATTCAATTGCTACTTGCTTTACAGCTTGTGCTCCAGTATTTTCAATTGGATCTTCCAATTCTACTTCTTTGGCTACTGTTACACCATCTTTTGTTGAGGTTGGATTACCTCCTTGTTGTTGAATAAAAACATTTCGACCTGATGGTCCTAGTGTACATACAACTGCGTCTGCTAATTGATTTACTCCTGAAAGTAACTTCTCTCTAGCATCTTTTGAAAAACTAATTTGTTTACTCATCTTTCTCTTGTGCTTCTTTAATGGTTGCTAAAATTTCTCTATCTGGTAGTAAGAAGTACTCTTGTCCATCGAAGTCAATTCGAATGGTTCCAATTTTAGGGATCAAAACAATGTCCCCTACTTTAGCTTCTACTCTGATAAATTGTCCAAACTCGGACTGGCGTCCTGGACCTACGGAAACTACTTCACCCATTTCAGGTTTTTCTTTTCCCATATCCGGAATGATAATACTTCCGAATCTTTCTTCTCCTGACTCTACAGGCTTAACAATGACTCTGTCGCTGTTTGCTGATAACTCTTTTGACATAAACTGATTTTAATTTAAAACTTATTTTAATAATATAACAATAAATAGTACGTGAGACAACTTCTAATGCCCCTCAGCGAAGTTATTTGCTATTTGTGGTGGTGCTTTTAAGGTTACTCCTGGAAGTTGAGTTGTTAGTTCCATTAACTCTTTTACGTAAGGCATAAACATTTCTGCTTGATCTTCTCTTACGTTTATGATTAACTGGTCATGAATTTGAGCTTGTACTCTTGCATCTACTCCTAACTCTTTTGCCTTTCTGTTAATTTGAATTGCTGCTCTGTTTACAACCGCTGCTGCAAGTGATTGTAGTTGGAAATTTAAACAGTTGTTGATACCATTTCGGTAATCCATATACATTCTGTTGACTGGATCTTTTCCGTATCTAGTTTCTAACTCTTTTCTAAATCTCCAATCCAATACTTGGTCTCCAAACTTTTCAAAGATCTGTTTTACTTTTGGTAAGTGTCTAATCCTTCCTACTTTATTTGTAACAAATCCTTGAGTCTTTGCTTGGTTGCGTGAAGCAATCATCCACTCTCTTAGTTGTGGGAATCCACTTAAATATCCTTCGACCAACTTGTCTCCTTCCTTAGAAGATATTCCCAATGTCATTGCTAATGCATATCCTGACATTCCGTATGCTACTCCTAGGGAATATGACTTTGCTTGTTGTCTCTTAACTGGATCTAGCTTCTTTAAGAAGATTGGTGACTTGGTGTCAGCTGATACTCCATTTGGATACTTTAATGTATCTTGATCTAATTTTTCTGTCTTAATTGCAATTGTAGAATAGAAATCCCAGTCATTGTTAAAAATGTCTTGTAGTCCTTTATCTCCTGATACACTAGCAAAACAGTGAGGTTCTAAGGAAGTGTAGTCATTGTCGATTAACTTTCTACCTTCTCCAGCAATTAAGAATTCTCTCACTACGTTTGTGTAGTGCACTAGTAGTGGAGACTCTTCTCCTTCTTCTTTAGGTTTAGGTAATTGTTGAGCATCTGAACCATAACGTCCTGATACTGTGCCATTTTGTTTATAGTAAAAGTAGTACCTTCCATCCTCTTGACCATCTAAGAACCTATCAATGTAAGTTGATTTGATCTTTACTAATTTGTTATATGTCCTGAGGTTGTTTGCCCATTCGTATGTCTTGGCAAGCTCCTCTAGCATATCCATATCAAATTGGTCTTGACCTTTCTTTGTTTGAGTAAGAGGTTTGATTCCCATATACTTGAAAGCAATTTCACCTAAGTGTTTCTTAGATTGGATGTTCAAATATACTCCTTCGTTCTCTTGCTTCCACATCGACATAGAAATCCTAACAACTTCCATCTCATCTAACAACTTTAAGTCTCCAGTTAGTAGGAATTGTTTTATGTTACTATCTTCTAATTCGTCGATTGCTTTTTTTGTTAGAGAATACTTTTTAGTCTTCTCACTTCTTTCCAATGGAAGAGAGTGTAGCATGATTAAATTCTGAGCCCAGTTGCCTTTATGGGAAGGTGGATAAGTTGCTAGTGCTGTATCTACTACCCATTCTTTTGCTTCTGCAATGCTTAGGATACTGTCAATCACAATCTTCTTGTTTGCTTCTAGGTCTCTAATAATATCTTCTCTAGTTTTTTCTAGTAGTGGAAGATCTAATGCTACTCCTAACTCTTCCATAGGAACAGTTACTTCTTTGTAAAGAGGCATCACCTCTTCTTCAAAGAAGAATTTTTCTAATTGCTCTGCCTTTAACACTTTTAGGAAGTGATTACAGACTCTAAGAGTTAAATCTGTATCGGCTGCTGCATACTTGGACAGGATATCCATGTCTGCTTTAAAAATCTCATAGAGTTCTTTTGTAGTTGATCCTCCGTTTGCTTTAATCGATTCTTTTAATTCTACTTGTTCTTTGTTGGCTGCTTCTTGTACATCCAATCCTATTTCTTCATGGATAGAGATTGCTAAGGGTTTCAATCCAAATACACCCATACCAGCTCCTTCTTCTTGTACTGTATGAACAAGTAAAGCTGTATCCACCCAAAGATCTTCTAGTAGAGATATTCCATAATGGTTCTTAGTAATTCGGCAGTCAAAAGAAGCATTATGCATCACTAGTTTCTTTCCCTTAAGCATCAGGATTAGCTTCTTAGCAATATCATGTGCTCCTTTTCCACCGATAATACATTCCTCTAATTGTTGTGTTTGTTTATTCCATACCTGAGTAGGCATATAGAATCCTATTCCTACATCTCCTGATACAGACCATCCTACAATTTTATCTTTCCTTACATTTATCCCAGTAGTCTCAGTATCATAGGCTATAATGTCTGACTGATTGATGTGTTCGATAAGAAGGTTGACCATCTCAATACTGTCAACGTGGTAGTACTTTTTTTCTATTTGCATAACCTTTTTTATGTTTGTATTAAGATACAAAAAGAGTTGCGATTAAACAACTCTTTCTTTATTTATTTTTAGGAATAATATAATTAACTATCTCTTACGATACTTTTTTAACACTTCGTCTACTTTCTGCTGAAGCCTTCTAGGGTCCATATTAACTTGCTCGAAAACTAATAAATCTTTTTCAAGATCCTCAAACGAACTATATCCTGACAATACTGCAAAATGCCTGTCGGACTTTAGTTGTTGTAGGTTGAGCCTCTTAATAACTTTTAGTATGTCTGTTTTTAAATTCTTAAATACCTGATAGTTCTCTATCTTTTCTTTAATAATTCCTAGTTCTTCTAATAATGAGCTATAATCTCCTTGTATTGCTATTTGTAATTTTGGCTGAAGTATGTTGTCTAAGGCTGTAGTAAAGACTCTTTTATTACTTTCGTACCATCTATTTGCTTCTTCATCATTTCCTATTGACTTTTTTACAGTATCTAGTTGATCAAAAAACATAGATACATTAACTGTGTTACTTTCTAAGTTACTAAAAATAGTATTAGCATGAAGCCCTAAACCTGCAACTTTCTTATCTTTAGCAAAATCTGTGAGTTCGTGATCGAGGTTAGCAGTTCGTGAATAGGTATCTCCCCCTTCTACTGTACTGTATCCCATTGCACTAATTGCATTATCAACTTCTTGTTGCGAATTTCCCTTTAAAAAATAAATAGGATATTTTAAATGCTCACCGTTTAACTGTGTATTAAATTGTATAGACATTTGCTTTATTTTATTTTCTGCTTGAGGGGCGTATAAAACTACAGTATTTTTTGGAAGTATAATACTTTTTGACCACCAAGTATCAACAGCATATAAACTGGCTGGTTTACCATTAAGAGTTATTATTTCTTTTCCAGGTATAAGATATACAAAATCCTTACCTGACCAATCTCCTCCGTTATTGCTTGCAACTATATGGTTTAGTGTAAAATGCTTTGTCCACCTATTACCTTGATACTGGTTGTACTTCTTTTGGTAATCTTCCCAACTATCATACTTACCACTTGCTTCCCACCTCTTTTTTAAATCTGCTATATAATCCGCACTCCATCCCAAAGTTTTTAATGCCTTGGGAGTATGTAGCTTCATTAGTCCATCTTGTATTGTTGGGGACTCTCCTGATGCTCTAATAACTACGATGTTGTCCCAAGAAAGTGTAGATACCCCATCTTGTTTAAACTTTTCCTTGTCCATTGGAACACCAACTTTTGGCACTTCAGAAGTACTGTCAATATATATGAAATTATTCTGAGATGTGGATTCTATGTCTGGTTGCTCTTCGGCGTACTCGTTGATGATTCCTGCAAGTTTTTGCATTCTTCTAAGCTGCTCAGATAGTGGTTGGTTCATTTTTATTTTAGTATTTCTATATAAATAGTAACATTTTTATTCAACTAAAAATCTTACTACTCCTCTATGTCCAATTCTCCTAGTGCTTCTTGTTCACTGAGAGATTTATAGATGTCTGCTGTTGTCTGTTCTAATGATGCTAGTAGGTTTAAGCTACTTGCCACTTGTACAGCTTGTAGTGCTGCTGATAAGGGAACCATGTCAACTCCTCTTACATTCTCTTTTGATTGTTCTAGGTATTCAATTACTTCTTCCATTCTAGTTTTGTTGCTTGATTAAATAAAAATGCTACGTTAGATTTTATAAGTTCTAGATCTACATTTGACATATCAAACGTCTCTAAGAAGTTGTGAGGTGTTGGAGTACGGGTTGTGTGATCAACTGTAAAGTCTTGTCCTAGAGACGCTGCAAACACTGGATATACGCTGTCTGTACTTCTCATCATTGGATGATCGTAGTATGCAAACTCTGTTGGGTCTCCTTGTCCTAAGCAGTGGATGGGTTTTACTAACAATCCTTTTTCCTTCAAATAATCGTAAGCCATGTGACGTGCTTCTTTTATTCCTTGATCGTCTGTATAATTTTCTAGGAATGCATTTGGTACTGCTATCTTAGAAAATCCTATTACATTAATCCAAGATTGATTTATTGCCCAGTTGTATGCATTTAGCCATGCTTCTTTAGTTTCTCCTTGTGGACAGAAAAAGATATCAATCGTTCCTAACAATCCTTCTTCCTCCATACGATCTCTAAACATTCTCGCATTAGCAATCGTATCCTCTTTGTTAAATAAAACGTCTGGCGCTATTACTTCATCAGGCATTAACTCTCTACAGATTTCAATTAAGATATCCTCTGTTACTAATGCTCTCTCAGCTGCTGAGTTGTCTAATGTAATCCAGTATCCTTCTTCTTTTCGGTCAAGGATAAAATCTCTATACTCACGAGACTGAACCCATAAGTGAGCCAATACGAAGATGCGATTGCCCAACTTCATTGGCTCTAAATTACTTAGTGGTGATATTACGTATACGTCCATGTTTTAAACTCTACTATTATCAATTAGGCTAAAGAATTCTTGACGAGTTCCAATCTCATTATCAAAAAAGTATCCTGACATTTGAGAAGTTTTCATAACTGAATCTTGTTTAATTCCTCTACATCTTACACAGTTGTGTTGTGATTCAACTACTACTGCTACTCCTCTATTACCAATACACAACTCACTAATGTGATCATGGATTTGTTTTGTTAGACTTTCTTGGATGTTTGGTCTACGAGAATAGAAATCAACAATACGATTTAATTTACTCAAACCAACTACCATGTCTGTCTTTTCTTTTCCTGGAATGTATGCTACGTGAGCTACTCCTGAGAATGTTAAGTTGTGGTGTGCACACATACTCATTACCGGAATACGAGTTTGGCATATTAATCCTGTGTACCCCTCATCATTAGGGAAGCTTGTAATTACTGGTGATTCATTTACACTACCTGCAATAAGGTCATTGATCCAAGCCTTTGCTACTCTCTTTGGAGTATTGGCTGAGTGTGGATCTTTTTCCCAGTCAAAACCTAATGCATTTAGAAATTGACCATAGTAGATAGCTGCTTGGTCTATCATTTGTAATTTCTCTTCAGATGTTCTTGGCATGTTTCCATTTGCCTTTTGTAATAATTCCATAGACTATATTTTGTTTTGTTCTTTTAATATACTAAATAATTCTGATAATCCCAACTTATTGTCTCTTTTTTCTGCTTCTTCAAATGTTAAAGTATCTTTTGGATCTTTACGAGCTTCAAATCTTCTTTTGCGTTCTGCACTATCAACTTCTAGCCATTTGTATTCTAATTGTATATTGTCAGGTAGCCATTGTTGTACTTGCTCTACAATTGAGTACTGTCTTATTCCATCTATAACAATTGTATGTGGAAGTGGATGAACGTATCCAAATATGTTATCAATCTCTTCTACAATCTCATCTGCTATTGCAGAATCAAGATGCTTAGAGTTTTGCAATACCTCCCTGCTTTCAGATTGCATTAACCTCTTTACTATATTGGATACAGTAATCCTCATAGAAAACTCTCCAAAGTCGTATGTGCTCTTACCTGAGCATATCTCTCCAAATAAAAATACTATCTTCATTATATTTTTTCTACTTTAGCTCCATTCTCGTTGTCTTCCCAAACTTCAACCCATTCTGCATTAAACGCTTTTAGTACTTCTTCTGCAAGCATCTCACATGACTTAGGTCCAAATTCACAAGTTCTTGTTTTGCCATTAAAGTAATATGCGTCAAGGTATCCTAGTATATCTCTCTTCAACATAATAAATTCCTTATCACGATCTGAGTGAGTAACTTTACATGCTACTGTGAAGTGGAACATGTGTCTGTGTCTGTCAGCTAGAAAGTCTACTTCTGGGAATAGCTCAGCTGCTTTAGGAAAGTTGTGACAGCCATCGACTGCTAACTTTACCATCACTGTTGTTTTGGTATTCATATTATTTTACGTCTTTAGTTCCTTGCCACTGACCTGCATACAATTCTGCATCAAAATTATCAAAGATAATAATTTGAGCTACTCTTGCTCCTTTCTCAATCATAATTAGCTCTGTTGCAATTAGAACTCCACCCATTTCATCTACTTCGAATCCTGGATCATATACTCCTGATGTTATAATTCCACCACATCTTAGGATGCTTGATCTGTGTCTAATGAATGCTGTTTTGCCACTTGGAAGTTTTACTCCTTGTTCGAATGTAAGGCTGTACGTTCCTGGAGTAAGTATGAAGAACTCTTTACCGTCCTCAGGTGAGGTAGCTACTTGATCCTCATATGGATGTACAACTGTCTTATCTGAACTAACGATTCCACCCTTAACTCTCTTAACTTCTTTAAGAGTTAAATCATAACCTACTTGAGCTTTTGCTCCTTTACCATTTGTTTGTAGAAGTTGTTCTACTTGTTGTGCATTGTTTAACATAGCTATTTATTTTTTATTAATATACAAAATTGCCTCCGAAGAGGCAACTTTTTATTCAATTACTTTTACAATTTTTGATTGTACTACTCCTACTACTGAGAAGTTTGATTCTCCTTCGAAGTCTTTATAGATCTTTGCTTCTGCATCTGTTGCTGAGATTGCACTTACTAGGTACTGTTCTTTTGTTCTTTGAATGCGACCTCTGTCGCTTTCGTGCTCCAATTGCACGGTGACTGTCCAATAGTTCATCTTATTTGGTTTTAGTTATTTTTTTAAATAATCTTGAATTGCTTCTGAATCTTTTCTTTCCCATGGATAAACAATCCACTCATCTCCTACCTCTTGTGCGTAGAAGGTTGGTTTATGTTTTGCTGTTGGCTTATAATGAAGTACAGCTGTAGGAATTTCTCCTAGAATAGAATTTAACGTTTCTCCCGTATCACAAATATCATCTATCACTAATGTAGTTGGATGAATAGAGTATACGTAAGGTAGGTTTAATTTATGTGAGATCATTACTGCTGGAATTAGTCCTCCTCTTTGTAATCCAGTTACTGATGTTATTGGTAACTCAGAGTGGTCTATCCATTCACATAATTGATTTACTAATGTTTCAATATCATCCCAACTTAAGTATATTTTTCCGTCTGCTTTTAGTGCCATGTTAATTTATTTTATAGTCTGCGAATGTAGGCTTTGTTGGTGGTTCGTTCTTAAAGTAGTATGTAATTTTTCTACTCTTGGTAGTGATGATCTTGTAAAAAGCTGTAGGGATAGCTGCACCTGCATCCACTCTTCTGGGATTTTTATCAAATACTATTTTTATTTCAACTTTTACTGGACCTTCTGTTATTGCTAAATCTCTTTCATAGTTCTCTAACAATCTCCATTGAACTCTGTTTAATTTTTCATTCTGAAGAGTACAGTTAAGGTATGAGAAAGTTTTAAATAACATTTCTTTAGTGCAATTAAAATCTGCTGCTGGAGCACAGTGTCCTTTATCGTAAACATTGTTTGCGTAGTCATTTGCATCTGAGGTGTGTATTTTTTTGTCTGTATAGAAATCCATTCCTTTTCTAGGTGCTTTACCATCTGTACAAGCTACTTGATACTTGACCCATAGTGGTTGTTCTAAAGTTTCAGAGTACATTGTTTCGTAGATATCTGTCTTAACGTAGACGCTATCTCTTGCTATTTGTCCAAATGAAAAAAGTGGAACTGCTGCTAGTAGTATTAATAACTTTTTCATATTAAACTTTTGCTATTGTTATTCCTTCTACTCCTGTGATTTGTAAGTCTTCTATTGATAGCTCTATTGGAGTATTTGAAAGCTCTGCTGTAACATAGTCTATTAGCTCTTGTACTGATACTTTGTCTTTGAACCCTGCTTTGCTTGAGTTGCTTGTTATTAGTTCTAAGTTTGTACCTTCTACTAGTTTGTAATCCCAGATATAAAGTCCATCTGCTTTAGGATATGATTTAGAAAGGTCTCTGTTTTCTGCTAAATTAATTAAGTCTTGTAACGTCATTTTGATTTTTATTTAATTGAATATTTAGTTTTTCCGTCTGGTGATTCGACTTTTATTTCTCCATTTGCTAGAACTGTTAGTTCTAAATCATACTCTTCTTTAAGTAGTTTTTTTACTGTAACAGTGTCCATTCCTCTACTTTTCCATAGAGTATGAAGAGTTCTCAATACTTCTTCTGTGTTTGCTTTTCTCATTATACTTCTCTTTTATTTTGCTGCGAATCTTAACATACATCCTCTAGTTGCTTCAGGCATATACTCTTCTGGATTTGTTAGTACTTGTTCTAATTTATCACGAAGAGATTGTTTCATTACTTTATCTTGATCTTCTTTACTATCTATATCTTGTGGGAAGGTAGGGTTGAATGTCAGTGTAATTGATCTTGAAGGTTCAAAATTTTCAGGATTATATACTAGTGGTCCGAATGTACATCCATCCTTTACTGGTGAGTGTACTGTTTTAGGATCATACATTTTAGGTGAGAAAAGAATTTGATATACATAAGCAGTCTTTCCTTCGTAAGTAGGATTTTCTTCATCATCTAATTTAATTGTTTTGGCTACAATTGCCTCTTTACCATCCTCTGTCATTTCTCCTGGTATTTCCATCCAAAGTACTTTTTTTACTTTAAAATGATCTATTACTAACTGCTCTACTTGCTGGCTTTGCTCATCTGTTAGTGCTACTACATTATAACCTCCTGGGTTAAGTTCTTGTCTGTATTTACCAAAAGCAAGTCGCTCATTTGTAACTGGACCTACAATGTCCATTACTCTTTTTGTAATTTGATTTTCCATATTTTTATTTTTATTTTTATACTTCTCTTTGGTCCTGGAAAGCAATGATGTGTGGCCTCCATGTTAATCTAAATCCATTATCTCTAACCCAATCAAACAATTTTGGATATGATTGGAACAAAGCCTCTCTTGTATCTCCAGCTGGCATGAACCATACTTTGTCTTCTGGAATATCCATCATGTGAATGAAACTTAGGATCTCTTCTAGGGATTGTTCATCCTCTCCATCCCATACAGGTTTCAGGTGATAGTCAGAATGAAATGCAATCATCTTAGCAATTGCTTCATAATTCATTCTAAACTTATTATGTTGTTTGATCATTTTTTCATCCGTAACATCTCCCTGAGGCGTAAGAGTTCCCAATACTGGTGTTGAATTGGTGAACTTGGGAGAGATACTGAGAAGATTAATTGGATAGTCAGTCTTAACAAAATGACTACCTTCAGTTTCAATTGTAATAAAAATACCTCTTTCATGTGCTAGATGTGTTAATTCATTTACTAATGCTGGGTGCATTGTAGGTGATCCTCCTGTTAGCATCATCTCTGTGATGTGAGGATTCTTATCGTACATATCGATTATGTCCTGAAATTTGATATGTCCTTTCTCAGGATGTATGGAAGTGTACCAACTGTCGCACCAACCTCCATCTCCGAAGTAGCATCTGTGAGTACATCCAGTTGTTCTTATTACTACGGTTGGATAACCAGCTCTACTTCCTTCTGATTGTACTGCTGTGTATAGTTCTACGATTGGAAGTACTTTGTCGTACTCTTGTATTCTTTTTAGATTACTCTCCATATATTGCTGTGTTTTTACCATGTTCCATAAACTCTACACTTACTACTCTTACTCTGTTTTTTGTTTCTTCAAGTACAAATTTATTTACTTTATCGTAGATAAATTTAGCAAATTGTTCTGCTCCTGTAGCTGGTAGTATTCTGAGTTGAGCTACTCCTGCTTCGTCCATTTTCTTAAATGATTCTAAGAAAGGATCATCTTGAGCTACTAAGAAAGTATGATCGAACATATAGTCCATCCACTCTTTAGGTTGCATACCATCAATCCAAGTCTTAGCTCTTTTCATTCCTCCGAAGTCCCATACCCAGTTTCTTTCATCTAAGTCTCCTTCAAAGACTATTTTAAAAGAAATACCATAACCGTGAAGGAATCTACAGTGAGTACCTTCTGCTCTCCATTGACGAAATACTGTAGAGTATCCATCGAAGATCTTTGTTGATTGGAATTTATTCATATGTTAATTAATTATTCCCAACTCTTTTAGTTGTTCGGAAGTTAATGGTTTGACTACTTCAGGTTGTGATACTTTAGGAAGAACTCTGTTTAGTGGTTCTTTTTTAAAGAGGTAACCTGATATGTCAGTGTATCGAAGTAGTTCCCTATCTCCTTCAATTGTTGTAACCCCATTTGCTGCTTTAACCATGGCAATTTTGTATCCAAACTTATTGGATAACCATTTGATAAACTTTACGTGTAATCTATTCATATGTTTGTTTTTATTTTAATATACGTAAAATATTTGGGTATTCCAAATTTATTTCCAAATTAATTGGATTAACATTATAAGAACTGCTAGTGCTAAACAAACTAGAGTTTTTGTTGTGAGAGGTTCTTTGAACCACATCCAAGACATTAGTGTAAAGACTATTGCTCCTGTTGCAAATGCTAATAGACGGGATGGCCATAAGTTACCGTTGTAGTGTGCTACCATGTACTTGGTTGTTCCAAGATACATTAGCGATAGAGGTATTCCAAGTAGTGATATAGTAAGCGGATGTTCTTTCATCCATGTGTACTTAAATTGTCCCTGGAGTTGTATGAAGGTAAGTACTTGTGCTGCTACTCCTAGAAGTAATCCTATTATAAAATTCATAACTTGTTTACATTTTTTTATGTTCAGGGTTATAACTTACCCTACCATTTCTTTCAAAACTTTGAAAGGTTTCTTTTGAGATACAATGTACATCTCCGTTGGGAGTCATTACAATGAAATTATCTCCATCTTGTTTTATTACTACAATGTCCCACATATGTTAATTTGATAATGGTGCTTTAATTGTTTGGTGAAATTGTTACCTTATACTTCATTGTTCTGTCATTCATATCCATAATACCAAATACAACAGAATCCTTATCATCAGGATTAATTAATGTAGGTGTTACGAGATAGCCTTTTAAAGTGGTTAAATCTAAATGTATTTTTTTTATTAAAGAAACGGGAATTTTAGTTTCTATTTCTGTTTTTTCAAATGTTTCTGGATTGATATAATCCGCTTTGTAATTTTCCATAATTTTTGTTTTTTAATTTGATAATGGTGCTTTAATTGTTGGGTGTGCTTGGTAGTTACCTAATTGAATATCTTCTTCCAATAAGCATCTACAGAAATTCTCGTCTTTAAATGCTTCAAATACTTTAACAGCATCCAATGGTCCTACTCCACATTCTCCACCTTTATATGGCCAGAACTCTGTATTGATGTTTAGTGTTGGTAATGGATATGGTTCTCTACCAATCTGCTCCTTTGCTTGTTCAACATGGTTACTGTAAAGGTGTACATCACCTAAGTTTCCAATCAATTCATCTGGAACCATATTAACAGATTTGGCAATGATTTCTAATAACAATCCATAAGAAGCAATGTTGAATGGTAAACCTAAAAATGTATCTACTGAACGTTGATTCCACATTAAAGAGATTGCTCTGGTTGGAATATCATATTCGTCTAGCATATTAAATCCTGCTTCTATATGATGACCTTTATTCCCATGTTTAGTATGAAGAATGCTTATTCTTTCTTTCTCACTCAACTCTCTTGTATAAACTTGAAATCCATAATGACAAGGTGGAAGAACCATTTGGTCTAATTCTCCAACATTCCAAGCATTAACCATTAATCGTCTTGAGTCTGGATTTGTTTTAAGGTCGTTGATTAGATTTTGGATTTGGTCTACTTGCTCAGGTACCCAAGCTGTATGAGCATCAAACTCTACTGACTTGTCAACTAACTTACCTTTCCACTTTCTCCATTGCTTACCATAGATTGGACCTAACTCACCCCACTTCTTAGCAAACTTATCATCTAATTTAATTGTATATATAAATTCTTCTTGAGTCAAAAGTCTTATTCCAT